AGTACCAATCACTCCAAGTACTCCTGAACCTCCGGATATTAATCCTAATATGTTATTGTACAAACAGCAAGGCGTAAATTTTAACGAAACTACCAAGCGTTGGGCACAGGAAGCAGGCAAATTTGAAAGTATTGCTCCTTATGCACCAACACATGAGCCATGGACTAGACAGTCAGGTGCGTTAAAAAATGCTGATGGTACAGTAAACGCACAAAAAGCACAGGGATAATAAATGCCGATTAATGTAACAGAACTTGTTCAAAAAGCGACTGATATTGGTAAATCAGTTACTGGTATTTTGCCTGGAGTGACTACCGCTAATACCACTACCGCTAACACTACCTCCAACACCACTACTACCGCTAACAGTACGACATCTAAAGTAACCGGTGGAATTGAAAAAGCACAAAATCAACCATTTACTGCAGGAGCGTCTCGAGATATTTTATCAACTACTGATGCACCATCTGGAGTACCAACACCCAAGATTAATGCAAAAATCCCGCAGTTGTTGCAGAATGATGTACGTGCTCTTATGCTACAAATTGCACACATGGAAACACAAAATGATCAGACTTTTGTAAGTTCAGGGAAAGTGGGAAGATATGCTGTACATAAAAAAACGTTAATTAATTACGGCTATCTTGACAAGGGTGGAGCAACGTATACAGGAAAAGATGGCATTAAGACTGAAATTGATTTTATATATGATACAAATGTGCAAGATAGAATAATGGAACGATATATTCTTGATCAGTACAAAGCACTTATTAAAGTTAATGCAATTAAAGAAAATGATAAAAAAGAAGTTGTATCCGGAATGGTAGCTGTAGCGTATAAATTTCAAGACGCAACTCCAGGGGCATCAAGTGCCAAGGATGCGCTTGGGTTATTGACCGGCGGTGAAACCAGTTCTTTAGTTACATCATCATTGGGATTAGCAACATCATTATCGGAGAATTTAAACCCGTTAAGTGGGGCATCGGCAAGTTCAATACAGAGCTCATTTGAAAACAGTGGCTTAACATCTGCAGCACAAAGTATTGTTAGCGCAAATCCAGTTGGTAGTCTTGATCCTAGCAAGATACAAGGTAGTGCAGTGGCAACTAAAGCTCAAACATTAACGACTACTGCCGCAACAGCAGTCGAATCTGTTAAAAAGACATTAGTTCCCGAAGCAAACAACTTACAAGCTCAAGCTAAAAAAATAGCGGCACAAGCCGATATAAACAAATTAAAATCCTCGGCCAGCGATTTTGCCACTTCCATTCCTGCAAATGCAGCAAAAGATTGGAGAAACAACGGAACAGGCAGTGCAGAAACATACTTTAACGCTGGGAAATATGCTATTGTTTCCTTGGGAGCCGATGTAAAAGTTAATCCAGAAGACTACTAAAATGGGTAAATAATACTATGACTACAAAATACAAAGGATTTAGCACAATTGATCAAACTAAAAAGTATAGATTGACAGATCTAGACTTAGTGAAGCGCGATCTTTTAAATCATTTTAGTATTCGTAAAGGCGAAAAATTAATGAATCCAAACTTTGGAAGTATAATTTGGAACATGCTGTTTGAGCCATTGACTGCTGATGTTAAATCTACCATAGTGGATGATGTTAAACGAATAATCAATTACGATCCACGCCTTAGTGTAGATAATGTCATAATAGATGAGCTTGATTATGGCCTACAAATACAAATTGATTTAACTTATTTGCCCGGGAATTACGTTAATAGCTTACGACTAGAATTCAATAACCAATCTAATTCATTGAATGTTTCATAATAGTACCTGTTTTTAATACAGATAAATATTAAACAACAGGTATATTATGGCGATTACTACAAGACAAACCAGTTTATTAGTCCAACAGGATTGGACCAAGATTTATCAAACCTTCAGGGAAGCAGATTTCCAAAGCTTTGATTTTGAGACCCTACGTAAGTCAATGATCGAGTACTTGCGTACCTACTACCCAGAAGACTTCAACGACTTTACTGAAAGTTCGGAGTATATTGCCCTCATTGATCTTATTGCGTTTTTAGGACAAAGTTTGGCATTCAGAACAGATCTGAATGCTCGAGAAAATTTTTTAGACACAGCCGAGCGTAGAGATTCAATTTTAAAACTAGCCAGACTGGTAAGTTATAACCCAAAAAGAAGTATTCCGTCGAATGGATTATTAAAATTTAATAGTGTATCAACATCCGAAACAGTGTTTGATAGCACCGGCACAAATTTAAGCAACTTAAATATCACATGGAACGACACAACTAACGAAAATTGGTTAGAACAGTTCACAGGCATATTAAACGCAGCATTGGTAAGCACTCAAGCAATAGGAAAACCTGGTGCTAGTCAAGCACTAAATGGTATCAAAACTGATGAATACACAGTAGACATTATTAACGGTATAAGTCCAATATATCCCTTTACTGCAAGTATTGCGGGAGTTAGTTATCCTTTCGAAATAGTAAGCCCCACATCATCTGGCAGCACTTATATATACGAACAGACACCCAAGCCATTGGGTCTCTTTAATTTTTTATATCGTAACGATAATCAAGGCAATGGATCCAATAATACCGGCTATTTTTTATACTTTAAACAAGGCGAAATAAAAAGTTTAGACTTCAGTATCACTGACAGTCTTCCTAATCGTATTGTTAATGTGAACTTTGATAATATTAACAATAATGATGTTTGGTTGTTTAGTTTAAATTCTAGCGGAGCTCCTGACACACTATGGAATAAAGTTGCGGCTGTTAATGGAATTAATGTCATCTATAACAATACTGATGAACGCAATTTATACAGCATCAACAGTAGAGCCAATGATCAAATTGATTTAGTGTTTGGTGACGGCGCATTTACCAATATTCCTGTTGGCAACTTTAGAGTATATTTTAGAGTTAGTAATAATCTTACTTATAAAATTACACCAAACGAAATGACCAACATAACTATCGTTGTTCCGTATCGAGGAAGAACTGGTCGTGCAGAACAATTAACTATTCGTGCAAGTTTACAGTATACAGTTACTAATGCAAGCGCACGAGAAACATTAAACGATATTAGAAATAAAGCTCCACAACAATACTATACGCAAAATCGTATGGTCACTGGAGAAGATTACAATGTACTACCCTATACCTCTTTTAATAATATTTTAAAAGTAAAAGCGGTAAATCGCTCAAGTTCTGGTATTAGTAGATACTTGGATGTCACTGACGCAACTGGAAAATATTCAAGCACTAACATATTTGCAGAAGATGGTATAATTTACCAAGATGAAAATTTAGTTACAGAAACATTCCAATTTACTAGTAGTACAGAAGTTAATTTTATTGTTCAAAATGTAATTAAACCTTTAATAGCATCAGTGCCAACAAGACATTTATATTACAGTGACACTACTTCAAATTCACGATTCACTTTAACGTCAACTTGGACACAGACTTCGGCAAGTAGTGGTCGCAGTCTAGGAATATTTAATAGCAGTAGCTATACCTATTTACAGCAAGGCTCCTTGGTAAGATTTGCGGCCCCAACAGGCCAATATTTTGATGCACAAAATCAACTACAAACTGGAACTCCTAAGACAGAATACGAAAAGACAACAATGTGGGCTAGCATTATTTCCTATAACAGTCCTGGTTTAACTAGTGTTGCTACACTTAGTATTGTGGTGCCTACAGGAGCGGTACCAAACTTAGTGATTCCGGTATTTGCTACCAGTTGGAACACTACGTTGATCAATGATATTATTAACAACTTGTTAAGTTATAAAACTTTTGCCTTGAGATATAATATTCCAACAATGGCCTGGGCCATTATCGAAGAATCAAATATTGGTGCAGGGGCATACAATTTAACTCATGCAGGTGATACTTCGGGTACCGGACTTGATACCAGTTGGTTTATTAAATTAAATTTTGCAAATCAAGAATACACAGCAACAAGTAGAGGCCTTGATTATTACTTTCAGAGTGTTAGAGAAACAAGATTTTATTTTGATCCTGACGTAAAAGTATATGATAGTAGAACTGCAACTACAAAAATAGATTCTGTAAAGGTATTGCGCACTAATACCAAACCTGATTCTTCGGACAGTTTGTTTTATAATCAATCATACAGAGTTTATAATAGAGTTGTTGAGTCTGATGGGTATGAAGATAATAGAAAAATTATGATTACTTTCCCTGATGACAATTTAGACGAAATTCCCGATGATCCGGATTTATTTGTAACCTTGGTTGCACCGGATGTTAACCCAGGGAATAAATTTGTATTTTTTATACAATCATCAGATCAATTTAACTTCATACGATACGATTCAGTTCCGTCAGGAGAAATTACAAGTCAGTACACAACCCAAGATGAGATTTATACTAAACTAGCGTTATACCCAGATCAAACAGTGTTTTATGCTAGAGATGAAGATGCCTTCTATCTGAGTAGTGTAACAGACTTGACTCAAATTTATAACTACATAGCAAAAGTTGGACGCCAAGAGTTAATGTTCCAGTATACGCACAATGCACCAAACAATAGACGAATTGACCCAAGTCCTAATAATCTAATAGATTTTTATATGTTAACTAGGGATTACAGTGATCAGTATTTTGCTTACATCACTGACACTTCTAATAAAGTGATTGAACCTGTTGCGCCAACTAACAATGAATTAAAAATTGAATTTGGCTCAATTGAGGATTTGAAAACAATCAGTGATAGTATAGTGTATAATTCTGCAAAATTTAAACCTTTGTTTGGAAATAAAGCAGAATCTGCTCTTAGGGCAACATTTAAAGTTGTCAAGAATCCCAATGTCAACATCAGTGACAATGATGTCAAGAGTCAAGTTATTGGTGCAATTAATACCTATTTTGATATTAATAACTGGGACTTTGGTGAAACATTTTATTTCAGTGAATTAAGTGCATATTTGCATACCGCACTAACACCAAATGTAAGTAGTATAATCATTGTCCCGTTAACCGGAACAGGATCTTTTGGACAATTATATCAAATTAATGCAGAGCCAAACGAAATTGTTGTTAGTGCTGCTACCGTTGACAATGTTCAAGTTATTAATGCAATTACCGCAGGACAGTTAAACCAAATATAGGAAGATAGGCAATGGCCGTAATTAAAAGTATTCAATTTTTACCAGACATTTTTCAGACTGATGCTAATAAAAAATTTCTGAATGCCACCATTGACCAATTAATTAGCGAACCCAATCTTAAAAAGATCAAGGGTTATATTGGAAGAAAGCTTAGTCCTTCATATAAAAAATCAGACAGTTATATTGAAGAAGATACTGCTACTAGACAAAATTATCAACTTGAGCCTTCGATTATTATTAAAAATTCGATCACTGACACAATTGATTTTGCTACAACGTATAGTGATATTATTAATAAAATAAAATATTATGGCGGATTATCGCAAAATCATAATAGACTATTTGATAACGAATACTATACGTATGATCCAAAAATTGATTTGGATAAATTCGTTAATTTTAGTCAATATTATTGGTTAGAAAATGGACCAGGTGCAGTCACGGTGACTGCTGCCGGCATACCTTTAGTAAACACATTTACTGTAACATACGATAGTCCAACAAAAGCTTATTACTTCACAGGGTACGATAACACACCAAATCCCACCATTACATTGGCACGAGGTGGAACATACTATTTTGATATAAATGAGCCTGGGAATAATTTTTATATTCAATCCTTACCAGGACAAACCGGAACCAATCCGGCATTGCCAAATATTAATACTAGAACAATATTAGGAGTCACTGACAACGGTAAAGATGTGGGGCTAATTAGATTTAGTGTACCAAGTGAGACTGCGCAAGTCCAGTGGACATCAATGACAATAGCAGGAAAAGTTGACTTTGCTACAAATTTAAGCTATCAACAAATACACGGCAGTACTGTTGAAGAAATTAATAGTATTGGTGGATTAGATGGATTTTCTGTTTCTTTAACGGCTAAACAAATAATTTTTATTAATAATGAATTAATTGATGACGAGTTTTGGACAACACCGGAAATAACAGTTGTTGACGGCGTAGCATACATTGATACTGTTAATCCTGAGACAATGATTCCGTTCAGTGGTAGAAACGACATTTATCAAATTGAAATTGTTACGGATGATACTGGAACAGAAAGAGTTGTATTAACATCAGTTATATCTGTTACAGACGAACAAAAAATAATTGTTAAATCTGGCGTAGACAATGTAGGAAAAGAGTTTTATAGCCGTCAAGGCCTAATTACTGAAGTGCCGCCTATAACGGCACCACTAGCAACACTGTTTTATCAAAATGCACACGAAAGTAGTGCAGTTGGCGGAATACAAATAATTGATCCAGTAGATGCAACTATTGATCCTGATTTAGAGATAGTAGGTAAAATAAATTATACCAGTCCAAACGGTATTCAATTTACCAACGGATTAAAAATTACATTTGATAGTTCAACCACCTCCACCTATGCAAATAATACATATTATGTTGAAGGGGTAGGCACATCTATTATATTAGTACCTGTTACCAGTTTGATCTGCGACGAATTAGACAATGATTTATCTACGCCGGATTATCTAACAATTAAAAGAGACAGTATAGATTTAAATGCATGGAGTAGAAGTAATAGATGGTTTCATTCTGACGTAATTACATTAACATCAACATACAATGATACAGAATTAGTATTTGATCAAAACCTACGGGCTCAACGCCCAATAATTGAATTTCAATCAAACTATCAATTGTACAACGAAGGTGCCGAAGCTAAACAACCTATAGATATAATTGATACAACTATTACTAGAGCCTTTACACAAGTGCAAGGAGTAATATGTGCGTCAGCCGCTAGCCATACGTTTACTGTAGATGGTGAATCTGTTACTCTCACTCACGGTGATAGAGTAATATTCAGTACTGACTTAAACAACAATGTAAGAGATAAAATTTTTAACTTTAGTATAATAGAGGCATCAACCTCTCCAACTTTAGTGCGACGTGCTTATATTGAAGAAGCAGATGACTCGTTGGTAGAACAAGGGCATACAGTACTGGTTAGATCTGGAACCAATGGCGGTAAACAATGGCATTATAACGGTGAATCATGGATCCCTTCACAACTTAAAACCTCAGTTAATCAAGCTCCTCAATTTGATGTTATTAATGAATCTGGTATAAGCTTGTCTAACCAAGCATCATATCCTGGATCAAATTTTAACGGAACAAAAATCTTTTCCTATAAAACCGGAACCGGAACGGTTGATTCAGTACTGGGATTTAGTTTAAGTTATAAAAATTTTATTAGTCAAGGCGATATTCAATTTGACAATAATTTTGATTTTGAAAGTTTTACCTACATTGTAGCAGGCGGAACCGAGTCGGCTAGTATTAATAACGGATTTTTGCAGAAAAATTTATCAAGAACTACCTGCCAAAGACAAAACATTTGGACTATTAACAATCAATTTAGCAAACAATATCAAATATATGATTTTATATACGACGGAGTAACTAATTTATTTCCTATAGATTATATCCCTGACGCCAGTACAGATGTACCAAATATTAAAGTTATTGTAAACAACAATAATTTGGCAGTAGAAAACTTTGGGGTTACAAAAGTAGTGGATAGGTACTCAATATTAATTAATCCTGATATCATCACAGCCAACGATGTAATTTTTGTTTTAATATTTAATAGAGTAAACGTTGCACCAAATGCGCATTACGAAATACCTTTAAATTTTGATATTAACAGTCTTAATACCAACTTGCAAACATTAACATTGGGTCAAGTGCGAAATCATTTGATTACTATCAAAAACAACAGTTTAAACATTGTTGGAGATGTACCAGGCTCAAATAACTTACGAGATATTAATTTTATTAACAAAGGCGGCAGTATTTTACAGCACAGTGCTCCTGTAGTTTATGCTGGATTGTTTTTAAATCATCCTACAATGAATTTTATAAGCAGTCTAAAATTAGCAAGTAAAGAGTATAATAAATTTAAAATTAAATTTTTAGAATTAGCAGTTAATTTAAACATTGATACCACTGATATCTTGGGTAGTGTTGATTTAATTGTTGCTAATATTAATGCTGCAAAAAATAATACTTTTCCATGGTATTACAGCGATATGGTACCGTTTGGTGATACTGACAGAGTGCTTATACCCACTTATACTATATTAAATGTTGAGTTAAAAAGCTACGAAATAACAAATATATTCAATGATACAGTGATTAGTAATAAATCAGTGTTGGTTTATTTGTCAAGAACTATTAACGGGATAACCACCAAAACATCATTGGTCAGAGGAAGAGATTTTTACTTTAATCAAGACCGTCCGGCAATAACTTTTCAACCTACTTTTAATTTGTTATACGGAGACCAAATTGACATTGTAGAATATAATAATACCGATGGTAGTTACATACCAGAAACTCCAACCAAATTAGGCATATATCCAAAGTATATTCCAGAAATTTTTATTGACAACACTTATACAACACCTCGGTCTGTTATTCAAGGACACGATGGTAGCTTAACACCAGCCTTTGGTGATTATAGAGATGATTTGTTATTAGAACTAGAGCGTAGAATTTACAATAATATTAAAGTAAATTATGATACCAATGTTTTTAACTTACATGACTATATTCCTGGAAAGTTCAGAGTCACAGATTATGCATTATCTGAATTCACTGAAATCGTCAGTAAAGAATTTTTAGCCTGGGTTGGTACAAATAGAATTGATTATACTAGTAATAATGTATTTTCAGCTAGTGATCCTTTTACATGGAACTATCGTAAGTTTAGAGACGTAGTCAACGGCGAAACTTTACCTGGTACTTGGCGTAGTATCTATAGATATTTTTACGACACAGATCGACCACACACACATCCATGGGAAATG